TTTTGACTGATGACGATGCTATTGTTGCTGGCAGCTTCTCAATCGAAGAGAAGCCGGAAGAGCGTGCATCTCAAACGCATGTTTACTATCTGCAACGCACGCCGATTCCAAGTGTAACCGACAAGACCAATTATTCCCGCGTATCGGTGTTTATCGATGTTCTGAAACAAGTGCAGTATGGAGGCGAACCGCAGATCAGGGAATTGTTCTGCCGATTCATTAGCACACAGGCAATCGCCAACGCTCTCGCACAGACCTATCTTGACCGCTTCTCGGACGTTCGCAAGGAAATTACTTTCGACCTTTCAGCCAAAGATGCCACAAATGTCTGGACCGGATCGGTTGTCCAGATAAGGCACTATCTGGATGTCGATTTCACAGGTGCGCCGCGCGATGGCGAATGGCTTATCACCTCGGCAGAAGTAGCCCGCAACGGTTTGACATACCGCTTCACGGCGGAAGACAACGAGAAGGGCGGCATTCTCTGGACCTGGCTGACCGATGCAGGGCTTGACGGCAATGGCGTTGCCCAGCCGTGGCGCTGGCTTGATGATAGTGGTAATGATGGAAGCGGAACTCCTCAACCGTACAGGTGGCTTTGATGACAACATGGACGAGCATATTAAACGCAGCGGTTGCCGTTGGTGGCATTCCATCAAGCACGACCGTGACGGCCTTGCGAGACAATCCTTCGGCTCTAGCCGAGAGCGCATCCGGCGCTCCGGTGATGGTTTCTGGATGGCATCCTGTCGATAAGGTCACTATTGGTGACGGCAAGACTGGGTTGATCTATGACAGCGCAGTTAACGGAACAGTATCTAGTGTTGCAACCGCAGATTTTGTAGATGGTTATGAATATCGAATTGTAGGAAGCAATCTTAATCACAACAACGCAAGCACTCGTTTATTTCGTATTGAGTTATACAAAGAAACATCAGCTATTTATGTCACTGCGCGAGAAACTGGATCTGCAGTTTCCAGTACTTCAAATGTTTCTTTTGATGCAAATATTCTACTGCCACGAATATCAACAAAATTTCATTTTATGCCTAACAATTTAAGTATTGAGAGTAACCTTTCGAGTACAACTGAGGGAGGTGCTTATGATGCAACATCACAAAAAGTATTACGTGCTCGAATACTTTATAATGGAGCCAGCATAGCTGCCGGAAAAATCTGGATGTTCCGCCGTCGCGAATATGCCTCTTCTCCGTGAGACAGTGAAATGATTGATGATCAAACACTGAAGGTTTTAAACGCGATCATGCAATGGATCGTCATGCCAGTCGCTGCGTTCGTGTGGGTCATCTATCGGCAGCAGCAGAAGCACGACACGGCCATTGCAGTGCTGCAAGCGCAGACAGAGACATCACGCATGGCGCATGACCGTGAGATCAAGGAAATCCGCGAGACAAGTCGCGCCATCATGGCGAAGCTGGACAGCATCGAAGAGGCCTTGAGGAAATGAAAGTGAACAGCGCATCCTTCGCCAAGCTGAAAGGCGTTCATCCTGATCTGGTGCGTGTTGTCAATCGATGCGCTGGAGACTGGAAAGATGCCGACACAGGCTTCATCGTCACCTGCGGCGTTCGCACCCTGGAGGAGCAGAAAATCCTCAAGGCCAAAGGCGCATCAAAAACGTTACGATCCCGACATATCCCTGCGGCAAATGATCTTTCACACGCTGTTGATTTGGCTTGCACAATTCGGGGCCAAGTGCGCTGGGACTGGCCTCTATATGATAGCCTGGCTAAGCTAATGAAGGCGGCAGCAAAGGCTGAGAACGTGCTGCTAGAGTGGGGCGGCGACTGGGTTTCGTTTAAGGACGGGCCACATTTTCAACTGCCGTGGAATGAATATCCCGGCACAACAAGAGGAAGCAAGTGATGTTTACATCTATCGACAAGGCGCTTGTGGGTCTCGTCATGGGCCTGCTGTTCATCGTCCAGACCTACACTGGATTTAGCACATCGTGGATCAGCGCGGATACGGTTGCCACCATCGTCGGCCTGATTACGCCCGTTCTGGTCTGGGCAATTCCTAACAAGTCGTGAACTGGCTGGAGGTCGCCGGCGTTGTTCTGGTGGTGGCTGGACTGCTTGGTGGTTTGATCCTCGCAGCCCAGCGCCCAACCTTCTGGATCGAGTTTGGAACGCGGCTTTTGGCGCGCTTGTGGCCGTTCTTTCTAACCTACATTACGAAACGAATGCCGCCCGAGAAAGAGAAAGAATGGCGTGACTGCATCCGCCGTGGCGGCGAATGGGATCACCGCCGAAAGCGATGCAAGGATTGATTTATGGCACGCCGCAAGATCACCATCGAATGGAAGACCTGTGAGCGTGCTTGGGGCTGGGCTTATATTGGCGAAGATCATATCCAGCTAGACCCGCGCCTTCTCCAGAAGCCGAAACTGCTCTTGGAGATCGCCGCTCACGAAGTGGCGCATCTTGTCTTCCCAGAGGCAGAAGAGAAGCAGATCGACAATCTGGGCAAGCAAGTCGCTGATGTCATCTGGCGGTTGAACTTCCGCCGCGCGCAGGAGTAGCGAATGACGCAGAAATACTCCGACGCGGAGTTTATCGACGCATGGAAGCGTCTAGGTTCACCGTCTGCCATAGCTAAAGAATTGGGCCTCAACCTTCGGGGCGTCAACGCACGGCGAGATAACATCGAGCGCAAGCACGGGATTGTCTTGAACACGATCTCGCAACCCGCCAAGCGGATCAAGATCGAGGTGCCGACAAAAGGTTTCCGCGCCTTAAAAGAAAATGTTGTCGGCCCAGTCATCATCGGCAGCGATGGGCATTTCTGGCCGGGTGAACGCAGCAAGGCTTTTGCAGCCATGATCGAGATCATCAAGGACTTGCAGCCGTCGATGGTCATCATGAACGGCGACAGCTTCGACGGTGCGAAGATCAGCCGTCATCCGCCAGGCGCGCGTGTACAGTTGCCAAGCGTGGTCGAGGAACTAGAGGCCGTCAAGGAGCGCCATGCAGAGATTGAGGCATACGCGCCGCCGGGCTGCTATCTGATATGGACCGACGGCAACCACGACAACCGCTTCATGGCACGGCTGGCGCAAGCGGCGCCGGAATACGCGCTGGTGCAAGGGTTTGACATTGCCCACCACTTCCCTGCGTGGCAGTTCTGCACAAGCTTATGGCTGAATGAGCATACGGTAGTTAAACACCGCATTCATCAAGGCGTGCATGGGGCCTATAACAACACATTGAAGAGCGGCAAGTCTATTGTGACCGGCCACACGCATCGGCTCCAGGCGATCATGTTTGCGGATTACAATGGCCTTCGCTGGGGCGTCGAATGCGGCACGTTGTCGGATTACGGGCCTGAGAACGACAAGTTTGCTTACGCGGAGGACAACCCTGTGAACTGGTCACAGGGCTTCACTGTATTGCATTTTGCATCTAGCGGCATGTTGCTGGAACCGGAGTTCTGCCGCATCATCAACGGTCAGGCTTGGTTTCGAGGCCAGCCGGTGGTGTGAGCCACCGCTCAATCAACTGAAAATATCCGACGCAGTCAGTCCAGTGATCAGGCTCATGCGGGTTTCCTGATAGAATGCGGCCGATCTTGGTCGCAACCATTTCCAACGTCTCGCGCTGGGTGTCGTCAAGCGCCCTCCAGTTCTTGCCGCGGCGCATGGCTCGCTTGAGTTTTTGCGCCATTCTGGACACTTGGGGATAATCGCCGTGGGTCTTCTCGCGTTCGTCTAAAATGTCACTCATGCTTGTCTCCTGAGAGTGCAGCCAGAATTTCCTTGCGTTCGCGTACCGCGCGCAGCGTCGTGTAGCGCTGGTGGATGCGCACCGCGTAGGTCGGGCGCTTGTGGACCTCGACCTCCTCGTCCAGCATGGCCTTGACCTGGTGCTCGTCACGCATCGCCAGAACCACGTTCAAATCGTGCCAATTCCAACTCATCCTTTCAACTCCTCCAGTGCAATGTCCGATATGGCGCGCTTGTCGGCAAGGGCCGCCCAGATGCGCTCGTCGATGGTGTCCCGCGTCAGCAGGACG